GTATACGTGGCTTAGTTGCTGCTGAGGTAATTACAGACACTGCTGAGGCTTACGAGTGTGGTACACCGTTTGCTATTGCTGGAGTAGCTGAGTTATCACGTACCACTGAGTCAGGTAGTGAGTCACACTACTACGATAATGTGCCAGCGGTAGTTATTGACTCTACTGGAGCGGATGAGGTTAGTATTACTGCCTCAGCTATTCCATTTGAGGCACTGGCTAAGATTACAGGTCAGGTATATGACGCTACTAAGGGTATGTTTGTTGAGGGTGAGCGTCAGGCTAAGTACTACGCTATCGGTTATATAACTGAAAAGACAGACGGTACTGAGGTATTTGTATGGAGACTTAAAGGTAAGTTTAATATCCCTGACTCTACTCATGCTACTAAGGATGATGGAGCAGAGGCTAACGGTCAGGAGATTACATTTACTGGAGTTAATACAGCTCATAAGTTTACAGCTCTTGGTAACAAGACAGCTAAGGCTATTAACGTAGATACAAGCGTTAATAAGTCAGTAACTGAGACTGAGTTTTTTGCAGAGGTACAGACACCTGACACAGTAAAAGCTGTAGCAGCGTAAGTAATTTAATAGAGGTGGCTTAGTCCACCTCTTAAACATTATAAGGAGGAAAGAAAAAAATGGAATTAAGGTTAAAGGTTTATACAGATGACACTTTAAGAGTTGTTAAAAGAGAAGAAGTAGCAGACAGAGTAAAGATACCTTATAGAGTATCTGTTTATATTGGTCAGTCCTTAGACTCATTAGATATTGATAATCAAAATGACCTTATACAGTTTGTAAGTAAGAACTTAGACAAACTGGATAAAATCATTAAGGCTACTTTTGGTGTGACTGATGAGGAGTTGGAGTGTATTGATACAGCTGATTTAATCGGTGTAGGAACTGAGTTATATAAGTGGGGAATTGACAAGATTAAGAGCCTCAGAAGTGGAGTAGATGGCTCAAAAAACTAGATGATGACAGCGAGGAAGTAACGCTGTCAGAAATGTTTTTCGAGCTAAATTTAAAGCTCTGTGAGGCTTATATGGGTTTAGACCCTATAAAGCTCTTAGACTATCCAGCGGAGGATGTGTATGAGCTAATCAATGGCTATTTAAACTATAGCAGAAAAAATAGGAAAAAGACCACTAATAAAAATAGTGGAGTAATACGTAAAAAAGCTGGTGATAACTGGTTTTAATAAGGTGGTGAGAATATGGCAAAGGGTAATGAAACCACAACTAAATTTAAGGTAGATATATCTGATCTAAAAAAGGCTATGACTGAGGCTAAGAAACAGGTAGCCTACGCTAATAGTGAGTTTAAAGCTGCTAGTACTGCTTTAGGTGACTGGAGTAAGTCAAGTGACGGTATCAGTGCTAAACTGAAACAGTTAAACAGTAACTTAAAGTCACAGGAGAGCGTTTTAGAAGAATATGAGAAAGCCTTAGAGGAAGTAAAAAAGGAATACGGTGAGAACTCTAAGGAGGCTATGGAGTACCAGACACGCCTCAATAACCAGCAAGCAGTAGTTAATAAGACTAAGAAAGAAATTGAGAATTTTGAGGGTGCTTTAGATGATATAACTAAGGCTGAGAAAAAGGCAGCAGTTAGCGGTAAGTCTGTAGATGAAGTCCTTAAGGATATGGAGGATAGTGCATATGACGCTGAGGGTGGTTTTACTGAACTTAAGGGTACTATTGCTACTTTTGCTGGTAATGCTTTAACTGCTTTAGCTAGTGGACTTAAAGACGCTGCTAGTAATCTACTAGGACTGGCTGAAAGCACTAGAGAGTACCGTACTGAGATGGCTAAGCTAGACGTAGCTTTTAATACTGCTGGTTTAGGTGCTGAGGCAGCAGCTGACACTTATAAAGACTTATACGGTATTTTAGCAGATGAGGGAGCAGCTACAGAGGCAGCTCAGCAGTTAGCGAAAATGTCAGAGAATGAGGCAGATTTAGCAGCTAACACACGTATACTTACTGGTGTATTTGCTGAGTATGGTAACTCTATACCATTAGAGGGACTGGCTGAGGGTATGGCTGCCAGTGCTGCTATGGGTGAGGTGCAGGGTAGCCTTGCTGACGCTTTAGAGTGGAGTGGCGTAGACCTTGAAAAATTTAACGAGCAGTTAAGCTCTGTGTCTAGTGAAGAAACTAGAGCTATGATTATACAGAATAAGCTCACTGAGTTATACGGTGAGAGTGCTGACCAGTATAGAGAGAATAATGCAGAGCTTATTAGTGCTAATGAGGCACAGGCTGACCTTACTGATACTATTAGTGAGTTTGGAGCTATGGCTGAGCCAGTAACCACAAGTGTTAAAGAGGGTTTTAATGGTCTACTAGAAAAACTATTAGAGCTTGTGGGCGATGTAGATATGGAGGCTTTTACAGCTACTATAGACGAGGCTTTTGCTGTACTCACAGACGAGGTACTACCAGCTATTAAAGAGGGTTTTCAGTGGATTATAGATAACAAGGACTATATTATAGCTGGCATACTTGGAATAGTGGCAGCGTTTGCTGGCTTTAAGATAGTGACGCTCATACAGGCGGTTACTGCTGCTTTAAATGGTATGACTATAGCACAGGCTTTAGCTACAGCTAAACAGTGGCTACTTAATGCAGCTATGAACGCTAACCCTATAGGTATAGTGGTAGCTGCTATAACTGGACTTGTGGCTGCATTTATTTACTTGTGGAATACGTCAGATGAGTTTAGACAGTTTTGGTTAGATTTATGGGAGAAAGTTAAAGAGGCTACAAGCGTGGCTCTTACAGCTATTGGTGAATTTTTCTCAAATTTATACACTGGTATAACAAATAAATTCAAGTCTATAGGCTCTTGGTTTAGTCAAAAATGGCAGTCTATAAAGGACGGAGCTAAAAATTTAAAAGATAATGTAGCTAAATTTTTCTCTGACGCCTACACAAATATAACAAATAAATTCAAGTCTATAGGCTCTTGGTTTTCGGATAGGTGGAGCGATATTAAAAACGCATTGAGTAATGTAGGCTCTTGGTTTTCCAATATCTTCCAGTCAGCCTATAACGGTATTACTAGTGTATTCGGTAAACTAGGTAGCTTTTTTACTGGTGTATGGAATAGTATTACAGGAATATTTAAAAAAGTAGGTACTACTGTAAGTGACGCTATTACAGGCAGTGTAAAAAGTGCTATTAATGGCGTACTTAGTGGAGCTACAAATATTATTAATGGCTTTATTAGAGCTATTAATACAGCGATCAGTGTTATTAATGCAATTCCGGGGGTTAGTATATCTAAGCTCAGTGAGTTGTCAGTACCAGCTCTTGCTAAGGGTGGTATTACTACAGGTGCTACTCTTGCTGAGATAGGTGAGGCTGGACGTGAGGCAGTCTTACCACTACAGGGAGCTAATGCTAGAGGCTGGATGAGAGGACTTGCTAGAGACTTGGTGAGTGAGATGAGAGCAAGTAATAACTCTATTACAGGCGGTGTATCTGGTGGAGGTGGAGTAGTTAATAACTTTACTCAGAATAATTACAGCCCTAAGAGTCTGAGCCGTCTGGAGATTTACAGACAGTCCAAGAATTTACTGGGCTATGCTGGAGGTGTGTAATGTATACGTTAAAAGTGAAAAACGATAAGGGAGAGGTTTTAAACCTCTCCACCTCTCCAAATTATAGCGTGTATAAGATTACAGGCTTGCAGCCTCCACAGGCGGCGTTACATACGTCCAATAATGCCACCTCTGACGGCGTTACTCTCAGCGGCGTGAGAGTTGGGGCGAGAAATATAGTTATCTATATGGCTATTCAGGGAGACATAGAGGCTAACCGTATAAACCTCTATAAGTATTTCCCTATCAAAAAGACAGTAACGGTATATTTCAAGAATGGCAGCCGTGATGTTTACATAGAGGGTACTGTGGAGCTGATAGAGTGTGACCTGTTTGCAAGGGGGCAAGTGGCTCAGATTAGTGTTATTTGTCCACAGCCATACTTTAAA